CCTAGGCTTGCCAGTGCATTTCGCAGTCCATTGACTTTAGCGCTTGCTCTTTGCGCTGCGTTGCCTTGTGCATCTATGCCTGCTGCGGCGCGCTGAGCAGTTGTATTGAGCTTGTCAACCGCTTGGTTGGTTGCCTGCGCGCCTTGCTGCACCTGCCGCAGTTTGCTGACAGCACCGCTGCTATCAACGTTAATAGCAACGTTTGCGACAACCGACACAGCCGACCTACCGTCTTCGTTTCATTCTACGTTCCTGCTCTTCGTTCTGCAAATCAAAGTAGCAGCTCCATAGCAGCAGCTCTTCAAGTGTTACTTCGCGGTTGAGCCGGGCTAACGTGTAACCCAGCTCCTTTGCAACACCAAGCTGCAGCAACAGCAGGTTGTCTTTCTTTAGCTCAGCCTTTAGGGCTTTTCATGTCAACTTCTTCCTCATCTGGGTTGGTAATGATCGCCAGCATCAATGCCTGCAAGTCGGCATCCAATACCTCGTTTTTAAGCTCAGCAATCTCACCAGCAGAAAACAACCGCTGACCGGCATCATCAACTGCTTTGGCGACCAGCAGGTTCAACGCAAAGCCATTGGGGTCATCACCGCCAGGCATCTTTTGCGCCCGCTCGCGTTCCGACATCGTGAGCGGCGCTGAGTAAAACTCGAACTCACTACCGTCGTTTAGCTTGACCGTACGCTTAACGGGCGTCAGATTGGCAGCTTTCTTGAGGCGTGACAGCGCAGACGTGATTGCCATAAAGAAAAGGTGAATGGCCCCAGTGTAGACCAGGGCCGATTAGCTATCAAGCAGAGGTACTAAAGTCAAATGTAGGCACACCGCTTGGGCGGAAGGTAATTTCCACCTGCTGAGCATCATCGGGATTGATGTTCAAACTTGCAGTCAGCAACACGGCATCCATTGCGATGCTACGGCTCAGTGCCTCAGTGCCTTGCTTGTCGGTATAGAGCTTGAAGCCGCAACCAACCTGCTGGCGCTGCAGCACGTCTTCAACCATGCGGTTAGACAGTGCAGCGTCTTCGTTGGTGACATAGACGGTGGCAGTACCGCTGCCATCAGCAAAGCCAGGGATGTAAGCACGGAAAGGCGCATACTGCCCAGCGGTTTGCCCGATGGTGGTTACGTCGATTTCAGCGCGGCTGATCTCAAACGACCATGATTGCACCTGACCTACTGCTGCATATTCCGCATACGCTACCTGAAACTCGTTAGGAGCTACGGCGGTGCCGTCATCGGTAATGTTAAGAATGCTGCCGCCGAGCGTTGCCGATACGGTCAGCGCGCCAGTGGCGGCGGTGTAGGTCAGCACAAAGTAGGTGGTAGCAGCAGCAATGCCAGCTGGCAAGGTGCCAGAGCCGGCGCCGCCGGTTTGGCTGTTAACAACTGAAAATTGAACTGGATCGCCAGCTTTGAGGTTGAGGTACTGCTCGATGGTGATGGTGTCGGTAGCAACATTGACACCAGCCTCACCGAATGTTCCGGTGGTTCCAGCAGGTTTGTAGTAGAGAGCGCCGGATGTACCGGACAGAACAGTGACGGCCATTGTGTGAACGGTAGTGGCTGCGTCAGTCTAAATAGGCATCGAAGGTAATCGTCGTTTGCGTTTGGTAGTAAGCCTCAGGTGCCGCTGGTGTCACCTGCGCTGGCCCTGATGCTGCGTCAAAGATGATGCTCGATAGCTTCACGCGGTCAAATAAGTCCTTGAGTCGCTCGGCAATGGTGAAGTTTGCAGCAGCCCCTTGACCTTGCGGTGTGAAGACATTGACGACCAGCGTGCCGGTTTGGCGGTTAAAGCCAACACCACCTGTTGGCAGTAGCGTGGCGTAGTTGTTGTCGCCAAAGCGGATGAACACCTGCACCCATGGCGTGTTGTTAGGCGGCGTGAACGGTACGTTCTGGTAGCTCACCGGATACGCAGGATTTACCGCCATCTGCGTTGCAATGCGCCCTTCAATCGCAGCGCGGACATCATTGTAAGTGCTGCTCATGATTCCCTCCCGATGCGGTCAGCGTTGACGCGGACAAAGCCTTGAATGTCCTTAGCGATGCCTTGCACCCAGCCTGCAGGGGCTTGCTTGCTGCTGCCATTGGCAAGCGGTTCCGCATACGGCAGGTTGTTGTGAACGCTGTAGATGTTGCCGACGCGCTCCTGCCCGTAGTTCATTTTGCGCAGCGGCGGAGGTTGTGGCTTACCGGGTGGTTTTGACTGTTCCTTAAATGCGCCTGTTGCCTCTTGTTGTGGACCAGCATCGTAAAAGCTAGCAGCATTCTCGCCCACTTGCCAGCTAGCACGAAAGCGCCCAGTATCAACAGGGCTGGCGGCTTTTAGGCGAGCATCAGTTTCAAACACCGCAACACGTAGCAACTTTTCCATCTGCTGGCTGGCGTAGTCGCCAATATCAGCAACCCGGATTGTGCGTGCCATGACTATGCCCTCAAGATCAACTCGTAAGTGATCGCGGTGTTGTCCTGTTCGATAGTCTGCACTTGGATCACTTGATGCGTCACATTACTAATTAGCACACGGGCAGCCGTCGTAGGTGCATTTGCAACATCTGCTGCTGCAATAGTCAGTCGCTTATCGCCAGCCTGGATCAGGTCATTCACTTCGCGCAGGTTGACATCTTCTAGCACACCACGCACAACAGTATCGCTTGTGGTTTCAGTAATGGTGCCAGTGCTGGTGTTGTAAGCGCTAGGTGTTACCGTGCGAATTGTTGCCGTACCGCCAAACTTTGCCATCAACTTACTGGCAACCTTCCGTAGCGGGCTAGCAAGTGCCATCAGAGCTTATAGGCGGCGCAATGACCATTCTTTAGCTTTACACTTGTGAACACACCGTAAATAATGGTGCCGGAGTCAAACTGATGGTTGGCAAGAGTGGTGCCAGTCCAATTGGATGAGATGGCATCGATCTGTGAGCTGCTGGTAAATTGCAATGCACACCAGCGCCCTGTATGTGTTGTAGTGCCAGTGAGTAGATCAGCGCCCTTGGCGTAATCAATACCATAAACAGCTGAGTAACTCATGATCAGACCTTATACGCGACGACCTTGCCACTGGCAAGAGTGATGCTGGTAAAGATACCCTTGATTTCACCTGTGGCCTTCAAAGGCACTGAGGTAGTTGCATTGCCGGTCCAGTCCTTTGTCACCAGTGTGGCAATCACTGAATCCTCAAGCGCTACGATCTCGCAGAAGCGGCCAGTGTGGGCTGATGTATCGCTGATGTATTCAGCGCCTGCGTAGTCGCTCATGATCTGCGAACAGCAAAGTTTCCTGGTCCACTAATTCTAAGGCCGGTCAGATACCGTTCCATCAGTGGTGGCACCTTATCGGCACCAACAGCACCATAACCAAGATTAGGCGTCACATCAATGCTGCCGATCTTTACGTTCTTGTAATCCTCTAACCCACTTAAGCCCAAGCCGTCTGTGTTGTTGTTTAGATAAACAGCCAGCACAACCTGCGCGTACTTGACCTGCTGCGGGATTTCATCATCCGCAAAGTAGTCTGTGGTGATGCGAAACGGAAAACCAACCGCGTAGGTGTTGATGTAGGTATCAGGCTTGCGTACACCAGTACGCGGCCACTGCAGCGCTTGCGTATCCGTAACACGTGCGCCAAGGAACCGTTCGCGGTCTAGCCGTTGCGTTGCCGTGAACAATGCTCTGTTCTTCTGGTCAGTGGTAGCACTTGCCCAAGCGGTCACATCAGCATCCTGCACAAAGCCATCAATAATGGCCTGCGCATTATTCAGCGTCAGGTATGAGTTGGCGTTTGCGTCGCCCACCGTTGCGTCGATTGTTATTGCCATCAGCGGGCGGCTCCTGTGCTTCTAGTGTAGGTGTTGGCTCTGCAATGGAAAGAGAGGCCACCTCCGTAGAGGCAGCCTCACGTTCACGTTGCCTGCGAAAGGCAAATAGACCCATGATCAGGCCTCAGCGCCCTTGATGATGGCGTAGTTCAACAACAGTGCCTCGCCTGCGGTTGTGCCGAGGTTTGACAATGTGACAGTGAACGAACCAGCAGCAACAGCACTAACGCTGGCCACATAGGTACCAGTGGATGCACCTGATTGGATTGCCACCACGGGAACATCATTGATGCCAACAAAAGAGTTGGTCACAACGAAGCTCACTTCAGCGCCACCAGCAAGAGAGGCATCATGAGTGGTGATTTCGCCAGCAGGCTTGTTGAGGGTGACCCCAGTTGCCTTGCTGGTGCCTTGGGTGACAGCGCCACCAAGACCTTCGGGATAACCAATCGCCTTACCGGCGACTGCTTCAAATACGGAAGCCATGGCTAGTTACCTCAGAAGTTGGAAGTGACAGAACCGCGCACGATACCAATGTTCTTGGTTTCGTACACTTTTGTCCAGTTACCAACCGTTGCAAGCTGAGCTTGAGTCGGGTTAGCACTGCCGCCCCATTTGGCGCCGACGGGGTGATAAACATAGTGCAGGTCGATTGACATGGCATCACTCTTGGCGAGGATGTCACGGTCAGTTTCAGTCTGCAGTCCCATCTGCTCACCAGAGGCGATAGCGCCAGCGGTGAAGAAATACACCGGATAGTTGGTGCTGGTAGGGGTCAGATCGTCCGAAACAATTACCCTGAGGCCCATATACGTGGGAACTGAGTTGTCACCGCCATAAGCGCCAGCGATGCTGCCAGCAAACACCGGAGCGATGTTAGTGGTTGCAACAGTACCGCCGCCACGTGCTTCCGTATTGGTCACGTAGTCAATGGCTTTGCGCTCAACTAAATCATAGTAAACGGCACTATGAAGGGCAACGGCAGTCAGCTTGTCGCCTTGATCACCGAGCAGGCTACGAGCCTTTGCCACCTGACGGGGGCCAAGGGCAGTCATGCCGCTGGTATCAAAACGCAGAGCAGAGAAGGCAGGGCTGTCAGAACCAGTCAAGGCGCCGAAGACACCTTCAAGGGTTTTGATCAGATCCTTCTGGCGTTGGTTGGCCACATAATCAGCCACCTTGGCGCCGATAGCAGCCATTGGGTCAGAACCAGCAGCCAGAGCGGCTAGGTCACGGCTTTCAAAGGCACGCCCACGATGCAAAATTACGCCAATTTGTTTGTCAGCAGTGATTTTGCCAGGGGTCAACGAGGTGCTGTCAGACAGCACTTCAAAGTCACCAGTCAGGTTTGCCTTGTAAAAGGGAATTTGGATCGTGTCACCACCCTCGGAAGCATTCAGCTCAGCCATGGGCTGCACTACGCCGGATGCCAAGAAAGCATCACGGGCAGTAGTAGCCTCGATGACGTACGGCGTAAAAATCTCGGGGATGATGATGTCAGAGCGAAGAGTCGCCATGATTCATCTCAAAAGAATGGTTTACGGGTTTGGGCGCAGCCCGATGCCCAGCGCAGCCGGTTGCCAATATCTTAACGGTTGGCAGCAGCTTTCATTCGATCATACAAATCACGATCGGTGCGATACAGCCGCGCCTGTTCTGTCAGATTGAAGCTGTCACGGTTAAACGGGTTAGTCATACCAGCCGGAATGCTGCCACCTGTTGCACCGCTAGATGGTGCCCCGCTGCCTTGTGGCTTGGGCTGCTTTTGCATCCATGCAGGCAACGTCTTAGCCCATTCAGCAACGGGTTTGCGTTCGTAGCCATCTACCACTACCACGGTGCCATCAGGTTCGCGCTCGATGGACTCGGGCTTGAGCTTGGTCTTTAGCACCATGTCCGGGTCATGCACGATGTCCGCCAGTGCGGTTACGGCAGGCGTGACCAGTTCTAACTCATGGACACGGCTTTCAAGTTCTGTGATGCGCTGGTCCTTTTGTGCCGTCGCCTCACGGAACTGCTGCTCCAGAGCTTGTCTGGCTTCTTGGTATTTTCCTTGGGACTCAAGCTGTTGCTGTTCGTGGTTTCGCTTGAACTCAAGTAGTTCGTTGACATCGACACCATCCGGCAGCTCCTCTGCCATTCGCTCAAACTTTCTTAGCTTTCGCTTTTCGTCTGCAAGCTCTTGGTTCTTGCGTTCTAGGTTTTGGATACTGCGCTGTAGCGCTTCAATGTCGCCCCCGGTAGCCGCAGGCTCCTGGGTGGTGTTTTCTTCGGACATGGATAACCCGCAGGGTTAAGTGCAGCTTTAGGCTATCACCACTTGGCCTTATCTGCCCAATAGGCGGCACTCATTTTGCCTTTAGCGATATTGGCAGCATGTCTGGCCTTGAATGATGCCCGTCTTGCTTTTGCAGCAGCAGATTCACCTTCGCGTGATGGGCTGCCGCTAACGCCCTGCTGACCGAACCTGATGAGCTTGATGGTTTCACCTTCCTTTGCCAAAACCGCATGAGATTTGGTCGGATGCCCAGGTGTCCGCTTGGGCTTGTTGTAGCCCTCAAATTGCTCGCCGCGATACTTGATAGCCATTAGCTTCGCGCCTTCTTGTAGATGTCGCTGTCGGCTTTGCGAGCACCGCCTTTGCCGGAGACGTAGCTGTTGACGCGACCCATGGCCCAGGCAGCCATTGAGACGTTGCGCGAGCCACTGGATAGGTAGGCACCTTGCCCACGCCGGTAGACAGAAACCAACTCGCCGTACTTAAACCGGGTGCCTTCAGCTTTTGCCTTAAGGGCTTTTTTAGTTGCCTCGCTTAGGGGTTTTGCGCTTGCCACCTTGTTCAGTCCTCGATTTAGAAACAGCTTTGATGTCAATAAATTCGCCGCGCTTGTAAGCCTCGGCGGTGCTTTTGATCTCACGAGCCTTGGCGCTCTTGTTCTTGGCACCGCTAAGGTACTTTTTCGGCAAGCCGGTTGCCTTGTCTTTGGGTACGCGGCGTTGCTTGCCAGCCATCGTTACTTTTTACCTCCCTTCTTGGGCATCGGCTTTTGAGGCTTGGCTGGTCCGGTGTACTTAGGCATCTGCTTGCAGGCAGTTACTCTGCCATACTACTTAGCCTTTGGCTTGCGCTTCCGGCTTTTTCCTGCTTTTGCCAGTGCGATTGCCACTGCTTGCTTTTGCGGTTTGCCCGCCTTCATCTCCCGGCTGATGTTTTGGGAGATCACTGCCTGACTCTTGCCTCGTTTTAGGGGCATCACGCCATTCCGAAACATCTGACAACAGACTAGCGCCATCGGCTGTTGCCCAGCCTTTATCGGTGTACACCGCTGGCACCCATGCCTCGCCTACAAGCGCCTCGACCGGATCGCTGAAGATGTTATAGATGCCGCGATTGTCAAAATGCCGCAGGTCAGGCCGGGCCATAGCGTGCTCGTAGCTGCTGCAAGGTTAGCTCTGACCCATCGTCGCGGACCAGTTTGGCGATGGCATCCTTCGGGCCGTATTCAGCGCTCAGCATGTCAAAGTATTTTACCTTGCCAGCACCTAGCGCTTTCGCTTTGGTTGATGGGTCTTGCTTTGCTAGCCATTCGCCATAGCTCATGTTGGCCGGCACTTGCCCGCCTGCTGATGCACGCTTGGCTGGCGGTGGTGGCGTGAAGCCTAGCTCGTCATAATCAATCACCGGCACTGTTGTCGAGCGGCAGTTGAAGTGCTGCGGCGGCGTCGGCCCCTTGCCGTATTCAAACTCTCGACCATCCAATGCACGACAAATACTGCTAGTGCGGGTGTCCAGTGTTGCCACATAGCGATACTTTTTTGTGATGTCTTGATTGGCTTCATATACCTGCTGGCTGGCTGCATTAGCTACTTGGTTAATGCTGGTGCGCACGATGGTCATGATTTGATTGTCGGCCACGGCAGTGGCTTGACCACCTGCTGCGGCCAATTGCCGTGCGGTTTTTGCTTTCTCGCCAAATTGCAAGCTGCCAATCAAACGCTTGGCAATATCCGGTGTGGTTTCACCTGTCAGCAAACCTTGCCGTACCACCTGGCTAAAGCGCTCAGCTTGGTCTACGGCAATACCGCGAAATGCCTTTTGGATTACCTCGCCGTTGGGTAACGTGATCGTGGCACCCTTGGCAGCGGTGAGGCTAAACGCTCCGGTGCCAGCTTGCTGCGCTAATGCTTCGGCGCCATAGACGGATTTGTATAGGTCATCACTCAACGCCACCACATTGATTTGCGTCGGGTCTGTCGTAACAACCGACTGCGCAAATTGCGGGCTGATCTCAACGGTGCGGACTGCATCACGGGCGCCGGCAGGTAGCGCCTTGCGTAGCTGGTCAGTGACAAACTCCGATTGCAGCTCCGCTAACCCTTGCAACTCAGTTGCCGTTAGTTCGGTGGCATCACCTGCCCATGTGCCCAGGCTATCTTTGAGTTGCGCCAAGATGCCGCGCAGCCGTGCTGCCTTATCCGGTGCCGCTAAGTCATCAATGGCGCGTAATTGATTTGTTGCATCAATGATGATGTCGTTGTAAGCATTAATGACCCTACGCGCAACGCTGTTGCTGTAGCGGTTTAGGTCAATGGCATTGCGGTATAGCGCCTCAGGTGTGCTCATTGGTAGATGCCAAGATCCTCAGGTGCATACCCAGATCGGATGCTGACATTAGCGCCTTTCTTTAATGCATGTTGCACTAATGCCGCAAAGGCGTCATAGCCATTTTGCCCGTCTTCATGCAATACCACTTGGTCTACCTCATCAGGCTTGCCGTTGCGATACCAAGTAACCCGCACGATGGCAAGGATCTCATCAGGCAGCAAAGAGACGTGATAATCAAGCTCTTGTTTCCTCGGCGGAATCGGCTCCAGTCTCTCCATCATTTCGATCAGCCTGTCGGTTAACCAGTCCAGAAGGTTGTAGATCCATTCCCGCATTGGCCGTGGCCTCAAGCTCTTCTTCTACGTTAAAGTCATCACCCAGCACCTCACCGTCAGCCAAGTTCTGTAGAAGCGTCTCTTGCGTGATTGTGCCAGCAGTGTAAAGCTGCAGCAGTGCTTGGATTTCTTGCGGTTCAAGGCGTGCGCCAAGGAAATCACGGTTCACTAAACAGCTGCCGGCGGCTTCGTTTTGCCCAAGGAACTGCGCATGAAATTGCAGGCAGTTGTCGATCATGTCCTGCACGTTTTGTGCAATTACCATCATCGTGCTGTCGCCTTGGCTGCGGTCGATGCGCTTAGCTTCTGCGGTTTCGGCTGATAGCTTCTGCCCTAGCACTGCCGATAGGCCAAGTTCATTGATCTGCGCCGCTAGCTGTTCAAGGCGGCGGAACTGATAGTCAAAGCTGCTGCCGCCAGGTTCGATGTACTCAGCGCGGCCATCAGCGGGGAATGCGATCGCTTCACCGGGACCGGCTGATACCTCTTCTGCTGCTGACGGGAAACCATAAAACGCCAGCATCGGCACAGCGCTGATGTGCAATTGGTTGTCGAGGTCCGACTGGATTTGGTAAGCCTTTAGGTTTAGCTCGGCGATGTCCTCAAGCGGCGGGCGTGATTCCATGTAGCCATGCCGATTGGCGTAGGCAACGCTAAAGGGGATCTCGCTAAGGCTGGTGCGGCCTTCGTCGATGATCTTGAAGTCGCCTTGGTCGTCTTTCTGATGTAGCTGGTATTCACCAGGCGTCAGCACACGGATCTGCTCGACGGCCTTCTCGCCGTATTCGCCATCAGGCACAATGGTTGATTCCAGCAGCCGCAGTTGCGTCAGCCTCTGCTGGCCATCTTGCAGTTCAGATCGCCAACCTAAAATCTGTTTTGGCGTGTATGTCACCCAATAGGGTCTACCGCCATCAGCAGGTGCATCCACCAATGTACCAATGTGGCCATAACGGACCATTTTGCGGGTGGTTTCATAGGTCCAAACATTGAGGTCATCACCCATCAGGTTGACATCAAACAACTGCTCGCGGATGGTGTCTGATGTGTCGTCAAGCCTTACGGGTTTGCGAGTCAGCATCCCCGCCAGCATCCGCTCAAGGCGTGCGTAATACGGCGGCACCACGCTACGCGCTAGGCGGTTGTCATAGGACTCGTCCAGCTCGCGTGGTTCTTGCGGCAGGTAACGCCGATGCTTGCGGCGCATCCCATAGGTGCCTTGCAGCAGGTCTTCAATCAAGATCCAATGCGGCTCTTGGGCGTACCAAGCCGTATTAGGGTCATTGACCTTTGTGACCTGCCGTTGAGCAAGCGGCCTATCGTAGAAGTTATAGCCGGTGTACATTAGGCCGCCTGCGATGCCAACAGTTTAAGCAGCTACCAGCGTGATGCTGTTACGGCCTAGTTTGATTTCAAACTCAGCGCCAGGCTTGAAGCCAAGCTGCTCGACGTAGGCAGAGCCAACCATCAGGTTGCCGTTGAATTGCACCTTGGCGCGATGGCTGAGCTTACGGCCTAGCTTTTTGGCGGGTGACAGCTCAACGCCTTTGGCTTCAAGTAGCGCTTCATAGAACTGCGTAAAGCAGAGCTTATCGCCTTTGACGTAGCCGCATTCACGCACGAGGTCAGATTTATTAACGTCGCCAAGTTCCTTGACTTTAGCGAGCAGTTCAGATCCGGTCAGCATTTGGTATGGAATTGCTGGGCGTCGTCAATATAACCTAATGCCTGTCGATCGTCCAGCGCCAGCGTGCAACGGGTTGAACTCACGCCACACCAAGTAGCCGAGCGCGTCATTCATATGGTCAAAGCCGGCGTCCTTATCGGGTTCGCCTTTGTCGGTGTAGCTTTGCAGCTCAAGGCATTCGATCAGCCGTTTGCAGCGCTCTGCCACTTGCAGCCGCACTTGACCCTTGCCATTTTCCAATAGCGCCTGCACTGCTGCCACGCGGTCACGCACTGGTGGATTAGCCCGTGGCGACTGGTTGGACATGCCGTAGGACTCCAGGATCTGAACGTCCGTTTGGCTTGCATTGGTGCTGCGGTTGCCGCCGCTGGCATCTGGGTAGGCGTACATGCGCCGATGCGGATACCGCCTGATGATCTCCTGCGCCAGTGCGTCAGTGTCATGCGCACCGCTGATCTCATCAATGACCAGCAGGTTGCTGCCGAGCCTTACGGCGATGACGGCTGACATGTTGCCGACGTTGAAGTCAACGCCAATCCTGAGCGGCTCGCGGTCGGTATCTGGTGGCTCGTTAGTGACATGCTTGCTGCGATCAAAGCGGTCATACACCTGCCCGGTGGTCAGGTTGACAAACTCACCGTCCAGATATGCCCGCAGCAGGCTTGGGTCGTAATTGGCCTCCAGCCGCTCGATGAAGTCCGGCGGCAGGTGTGGGTTGTCGGCAGTGCGCATCTTGATCAGATGCCGGTCTGGCCGTGATTTAGCTTCATCACTGCCGAAGGTATTCCACATCCACCGGAAGCCTTCTGGTGTCGATGCAGCGCCAAACTGCCGCACGTTACCAGCACGCAAGCGGCCAAGGATCTTCGGAAATGCCTTGTTGGCGATGGATGGCGTCACGGTGTCGATCTCATCAGCAAGCACCCATGCCAAGTTGAGGCCGATGATGCGTGACCAGTTCTCAAAGCTGCGGCACAGGATCTTGGTGTCGCCGCCTGGCAGGTGCAGCATGTACTCCGGCAACGGGCTAGCGCGGAAGGTGTACGGGATGTCGTACGCCTCAAGGAACTGCTCGAAGTCGTTCTGCCAGATGTCGCGGATCAGCGGGCCGGTTGGTTCCATCACGGCGCCAATAAAGCCCTCATTGGCCGCGGCAAGCATCACCGCCTTAGCGCATAGCGCACGGGTCTTGCCGGCGCCATAGCCGGCACTGATGCCAAGAATCTGCGTTGCGGTGTCATCCACAAACTCAAGCTGGCCTGGATGCAGGTCAGAGCGGATGCGGTCTAGCAATGCGCCTGTGTCTTCCTGCGTTGCAACATCCATAAACCCAAGCAGGCTGCCGGGTTCGCAGATGCCGGCGAGTAGGGTCATGACATCTCAAACCGCAGCAGCTTGGCCTGGTCTTCTAAGGCTTTCAAGGCAATGCTGATCTGGTCTTTATCAGAAGCACGCCGTTCATATTCTTGAAGCCGAGCGATAGCAGCAACCAGCCATTGCGGGCGCTCTATCTCAGCATCAAGCCGCATGAGCTGACGTGCGCGAGACGTGTATAACTCGGCCTGCCGCTCAGATACGTTCCAAGTTTCTGCGGCATATCGAAGAATTTGGGTTCTGCTGTAAGCACGCAAAAGGAGATCGTAAACGGTATTTACCCGCTCGTCGATCTCCACATTAGTGCTCTTTTTACCCACGTACCTGAACAGGCATTACAAGATACGTTACACCATCCACACCAGTAGGTGTCAGCACCACAGGTGTGGTTGCCGTATTAGCTGACAGCGTGACCTGCTCGTAGCCGCGCATGGCCTTGAGGCCATCGAGCAGGTAGTGGACGTTGAAAGCCCAAGTGCCAATGCCGGTGCCTTGTACGGCTAGCAGCTCCTTGCCGTTATTGGCGTCCGCTTCGGCGGTGATGGCAATGGTGCCACCTGTGGCTTCAAGTTTGACGATGCTGTTGTGCGCTTCCGCGATGATTGCAATACGCTCTAGCGCACGGGTGAAGCGGTGCCGATCAAGGGTGATGGCGTGCTTGAAGTCTGCAGGGATCAGCTTGGTTACGTCGGGGTAGGTGCCGTCAAGGATGCGGCTGTAGATGGTGATGCCATCGTCGGTGGTGATGACGGCTTGGCCACCAGCGTGAGCGATGGTGACGGTGTGATCCTGCAGCAGCCGCATGGTGCTGGCGGGTAGGACTAGGTCAATGCCATCGGGCAGGTCAATGGCATAGCGCATGAGGCGGTGCCCGTCAGTGGCTTCCATGTGGCCATTGGCGAGGTGGATGCCTTGCAGCAGGGCTTTGCTTGCATCGGTGCTGGCAGCGGTCATGCAGGCGCGTACACCAGCCGATAGCGCCAACTCGGCGCTAGGAGCCTCTACAGCAGGCATTGCGGGGTAATCCGCTGCATCCTGCCCTGCAAGGCCATAGGAGCCCGCAGAAGCCGTCAGGCCGCCATCGTGGAGCGTTATGGCCTCATCGGCCTC